ATTTGGGTGCTTCTGCTCTTTTTAAAATACCGACAGTGGGAATCGAACCTGTTAAATTTAAATCAATGAAAACCTTCATACGCGCAAACCCCATATATATCAATGGTCTAATGGCGCGATAAATGTATGAAGATATTCATAGAATCAATTTATATCGGACAACTTCGGACATTGATATGATTTTTACTCGTCATCCTTGGTGCGCTCAAGCAGCTTCGTTATATCCATTTTTAGATCCGACACGTCTTTAGCCATTGATTCAATTTTTGTCTCGATTTTGGATTCAGAGGCTATTGCAGATTCTCGGCTCTCCTTAACCTTTTCCTCGTATTCTCGATTCATCGCATCGAGTTTATTCTCGATCCTCTCTTGTGTGGCTGAAACTAATTTCCGGCTAACCTCGTGTCCGATTTTGTTTTGCTCTATAATGGATTCGATTTTTGCATCAACCTCTTTTTTGCGGTCCTTATGAAGTACTTTAATGGATTCTACTTCCGTATTTGCGTGATCCACTTCTTTTTCGACAGTTACGTGGCGGGTAACCAAACCTGCGACCACGCTGAGAAGTGTCACTGCCCCTATTAATGTTTTAATGTCAATTGTCATTAGTTACCTTTCCAGCTTCTATTGGCGCCCCGACAATCTATATGGATAAACCCGCTACGAACATAGAGCCCTATTCCGCCCCTAAACAATCCAGCATCACGCAGCTTTTTGATGGTGTTGTAAGCTCGTTGTGGACTTACCCCATTAAAGGATAGGTCTAGAGCTTTATGCTCTTTGTGTTGGCTAAACTTGGCTCCACCGACAGCCTCATTGTAAGCTGGTGATCGGTATGAGGATAGCAAAGTACAGCTCTTGCCTAAATGCTCACGCAAAACGTCAGCAGCCCATAGAGATGGTAAAATGTTCTTCCATTTGCTTTTAGGTGGTAGTGAGTTCTTCACTCCTCTGCGAGTGCGCCTGGAATAGGAGATAAATTCCTTCGCCGAAAAATGACGAATACCTAATCCATCAAACCATTTTTTGAATTCTTTCTCTTGAGGGCTCATTTTATTTAGAGGCTTCTATGATTTTTTCGTTGATTCGCTCTGCAATAAATCCTGTGGACTGAGTATCTAAAGTGAAGCTCGGCCGCAGGGTTTGAGGATCAATGGCAACGGTGCAAGACGGTGTAAGAAGTAAACACAAAGCAATGATTGGGACTACTACCCCCACCTTCTTTGCCCATCCTCTAGATATTGCATAAGCAGCGTTCGCGAGGGCAATCGCAATGAATGCCCAAGGTCCTTCTAATTGTTGAGCAGATTGTACTGAAAATGCTGTGACTGACACCGATAGAGTGAGCCAAAATTCTGTGGTTTTTATTCCTGGTTTCATGATAATGAGTTGACGTTATACCTTTAAAGCAAAAAACACCTCTTATGACAAGCCTGACTTGACGTTAATCCTTAATCTTCTAGCAAATTCATTTTGTCTATCTCCCTACGAATAATCTCGTAAAAGGTGAGAGGTGACGGAGCAACCTTTCCTGTGCCTCTGAGTATATCATCCATTCCGTCTGCAAAATCTCCATCCCATAGATCTTGTATTCCCCATGCCGCCTTTTCCACAGGGTCGAGAATTGGAACTTTCTCCGACCATACGCGCGAGTTGGCAAGACCACTGGTCGTTAGTTCAAGCGCATCTCCTGCGATGAAGAGCCCATTCAAAGGGCCAAGCAAAACAGCCCGAACATAGTCGAGTGGATCGTAGTCTTCATCACCCTCATCATTAAAGGGTGATCGTAAAGCGTCACTCGCGAATTGAAACACCATTGGTAAAACCATTTGACCGATAAAAAACCTTTGAGCGAATTCTTTAGCAGCTCCCTTTTTTCCGGCTTTTGCATCGAGAAAAGATTCGTAAACATTAGCATAATACTGACGGGGTGATGTCTTAAACATCGTGAATAGTTTGAATAAGGAGCCTCCTGCTTGGAAGGTAGAGAGATCTTTTAAGTCTCCCGCCTGCTGAGCCCTATCTGTTGACATTTCAAAGGTCAGCTCTGCTATTTTACTGGCTTCTTCTTTATTTTTACCATCGGCAATAGCCTTATCAAAAGCTCTCTGATGAGCCATCCACCCTCCAGACATGACAGGCACGATATCCCCTAGCTTCCCAAACATCATTCCGGTATCGAGCATCTTCTTCACCACGCCTCCGTCGCCCTTAAGACCATCAATAACATCCCTCTCGTAACCCTCTTTAAATCTGGCTTGAGTGTATGGAAGCTCCCACATTTGCTTCATATTTTGAACAGGGTTAGCCATGAACTTCACAGAATACTTACCAAAATCAGCTATACCCATATCCCATGCGTAAGCAGGCAAAGAGGTGAGCTGTTTTATAGCAACGCCCCAGTTGTAGGCTAGTGAGGAAAAGGTGAATGAGTTTCTCATTTTATCGAGCCATCCGATATGCTGAGCCTTGCGGTTCCCCCCGTCCGCCATCCATTCAATTCTCTCTGAGAGTAATGAAAGAAGGCTATCTCCAGCGTAATCAGAGACATTCTTTTTCACTTCAGCATCTCCGAAGACATGACGCATTTTTTTGATAGTCTCAGCCCAGTGAATATAGTGATTCGATTGTGCCATGTGCCGAGAGTAAGTCGATAATGCTCCCACGCTTTGGTCAGCTTCCGCAAAATTCTTTACGCGTGAAATAAGGAACCCCGGGCTTGTGGTCATTGCTTGCCCCCCTTGCCCATCAATCATCATTTCTTTGACCTCTCCTTGAGCCTTTCGTACGGCGGGAGAATAGAACTCGTGTTTTGGTAGGTTAACGCCCATCTGTTCCTTGAACACTTCATTCAGAGATGTGTGATTTTGGTCATACTCAGAACGTAGAAAGTCTCTAATTTGCTTGGACTCATTGGACAAGTAACTCTCCATCTGTTCCATAGTTGCATCAGAGTACCCCTCATTCATCATGCTCTCCTTTAAATCCTTCTGCTTCCAAAGCATCGTGAGGTTTATCGCCTGATCCTGAGAAAGCCGCATCTCCGCTCTCTTCCCTTTATTTGGTGACTCATATTCAATCACAGCATTATCTTTCACCACGCCACCTTTGGATCGCTCCTCACGCTTCCTGTATGCCTCAAGCGCACTCTTATATTGCCCTTTGCTTAACCCTAGAGATTCCCTGCTTGCTCGCCCCTCGATGATAGCGCGGAGGTTAGAAGCTCTCATGCTGCCTTTAGATCTAGACCCACCTGATCCATATTCTTCTTTAAAAACGCCAGTGGTATCTACCTCCTCTGTCATCTTAGTGATTTTCTTTGCAAGATTCAGCCCCTTGATTCCTCCAAAAATATCACTCATCTGAGAGCTGTATCGCTCCTCTACTTTCATATTCGCCCTCTTCTCTGCGTGAGTTGATTTGTGAGCCATCGTTGCGAACTTTTCGTGTGTCTTGCTGCCAAGTGTTCCAGCTTCTTTGTTTTCACGCGCGAGACCGTTGAGCAACCACTCGAAGGAAATATTTTGGCGATGAAACTTAGTAAGACCTTTGATGAACTTCTTTTGGTCATTCCTGCGCTTAGCTTCTTGGTCGCTCATGGCTCCCTTTCCGCCTGTGGCATCATTATTAACGATAGACTTGAGCTCTTTAACTTCCTGTTTGAACTGCTCATCCTTAGCCTCTTTCACCATCATTCCGGTATCGAAGACTCGTTTCAGGTTATGATAGAAATCGATGGTCTGCTCTCCATTCATTTTATCCAAACCTCCAAAGCCCATGAGGAATATCATGTCATTCGTAAGCTTTTCCACCTCGGCTTCTCCACCTTCTTTTACTTGAGCCGCTTCGATCTCTTCCTGAATAGCTTCAACCTTAAAGTCTACCTCTTCTCTGGTCATCTTGGAGACTTCTTTGATTCGGTTTATCTCATCGGTGAAATCTGCTGCCAACTTAGCTTTAGGAATCCCCTTTGTTGTCTTCTTTATCTCAGCCCTCTTAAACACCTTGTCGATATCTTTCCTCATACTGTCTGCTATCCAACGATCAACAACCTTATCCACTTTCTCAATTTTCTGGTGAAGGAATTCTAAACGTTTCTCATCACTCCCTAACTTAGCTATTTGCGTGTATCCTCCAACTTTACCCCTGAGCTCTGAGGGCAAAGCCATTACTATCGCATCCAATGTGGCCAATGATTGACGTATACTTTGCTGGCTATTCTGGGCTTCAATAACTGCTATCTTTTTCTTTAGAGACTCTTGCAAAACCTCAAGTGTAGCTCTCTCTGTCTGTATTTTAGATTTTGCGAGTTTCTTGGCGTCAGTAAATTTTTGATTAGCCGCTTTTTTTCTTTCGGATTCACGTGCTTTTGCCTCTCTGTTCAAGGATGATTTTTGTGATTCAGACGCCTCTTCAATACGATGCGCGAATTGACCAACAATGTCTTCGCCTATCTGCGCTTTCTTTAATTCAAAGGACTCAGTGAGTTTCTCTAAGTCAAACTCAAATGCTTGATCAAGCGCTCTAATCTCATCGGTCACATCGGTGAGCTCATCGTTGAATTCTTTCAGTCTTTTGTCTCGACGGTCATCCGCTAGTTCTGATGTCTTTAAATTATTACTATTACGTTTTAGGCCTTCAAGCCTTTGAGAAACCTTAGTTAACAACTCAGCTTTTACTTTAGGATCTTTTATCCTCTTGGTGACATCTCCAATCAAAGCATCAACGATAGCTGAGTTACCTAATGAGAAAGATGCTGACGTCTTGACATCTTCAATTTTCTTTAGTAGTTTTTCATGAGACCCTGCTAGGGCAGATGGGACTTCACCTGTGGAGCGCTCTGCCTCACTAGCAGGGTTTTCTATTGCCTCTACTTCTACTGAATAGATTTTTACCCCTTCATTGAGGTTGGCGAACTCTTTCACTGTCAACTTAGCAACGCTCACTTTATTGCCGTTAAGGAACGGAGCTTTATACCTATGCACTTCCCTTAAGCTGGTGTCTTCTTTTTTAGCTGACTCGCTACTCACCCGCACAGCCTCTTCAAATAAAGTGTCTACATTTGCCACAACGAAAGAATGAGCGGCATTATCCATAGACTTGCCGAGCGCTTTACCACTAAGCATCTTATTTACATTGGAATTTGAAACTGTTGCAATCAGCCCGTCATCCTTATTGACAATTTCTTTGCCTACAATTTCAGATCTAGCAATCTCCTTAGCTTCAGTTTTATCAAAAACTTGCCTGCTATTAGCGTCTCCAATTGAAAAAGATGCCCCTTCTTTAGTATGCAGATTCTTGCCTTTAGCCTCAAAATCCGTTACGGTCAATTCAGAGGGTTGAGTTAAGTTATCCAGATCATTCGTGTCTGACGTGCTTCTCGACCCTCTTTGTGTTAACTTGCTATATTCAAGAGCTACTTCATTATCATATGAATCTTGTGGTTTTGTATTAAATATAATGTCGGTTAATTCATCTAGTTTTGCTGAATCTACGGTTCCCGTTTTTTCAGCTTTTTCGAGTAACCTCTTCCTTTGAAGGTTGACCCCAAACCATTCACGAGTAGCTCTCACAAAAGCTTTAAGCTTGTTGGCTCCTTCTACCCCCGCTTTTACTTGAGACGATAAATTCCTACTTAGAAGCTCTCTAAACCTTGTTTTCTTCCCATTACGTGTCCTTAAAACAAGGACCTCGGATAATTCCGAAAACGCTTCATCTAATGCGACCTCTTGAGACGCTTCATCTAATGAATCAAAGTCCTCTGGTAAGAACCTTCTCTTTTCCCCATCGACTCTCTGCCTCTGGCCATTCACTCTTTCATTGAGGTGTTGGCCAATAATTCCCACATCAATATTTTTAAAGATGCTGATTTGCTCTTCCGTTGAGAAATCTCCACTTTGAATTAACCTTCTTCTGGTTTCATGGGTATGCTCATGAATAGCAGTGAACAGGTTGGCTCCTCCAAACAAAGCGTCCACCTGCTCCCTTCTCCCTTGAAATCCAGCGGGAAAAGATGCTCCAAATACGTGCTTCGTAATCCGCCCATCACCACCTTCTAGTTTTTCTAGAATTTCTGTTTGTCTTTCAATCGTCGCGGAATCCTCAGCAAACCTTATATGAGCATCATCTATCGTCACCGCATCATTAGGGCTAATTTCTTTCACCCCTTCTCCCCGCTGATTCAAAAGCTCTTGATTACCTTCTATGTTCGTAATGATCGAGTCTACTAAATGCACCCTCGCGGCTTCACGTTGCTCCATTATTCGACTTGTGAGCTCAGCCGCCTCTCTGTGACTGACCTCCTTCGCAATCTGATTCCCTGTATTGTCAAAAATATCTACCGTTTCTCTATTAGGAGAGAGAACAAGCTTCGGAGTTAATTGCGCCGCTATAGCTGAATTAACAATTTCTTGTCTCTCCTTTATCTTAGACTCTGAGTTCTCAATCAAAATACGACCTACAGCTCTAGCTGTCTCTTCAGCCTCTAAATCTTGAGTAGCTGTCATCACACGAAAAGCCTCTCTTCTTGGAGCTCCTTCTTCTGCGTTAATAAAATTATCAACATCTTCAGGAACTCGACCATTTGCGATATGTTGATCTCTAGTTCCCTCTTTCGCTATGTTAACAGCTTCATCTATTGATGTGTCATTCGCACTAGATCCCAACCCTGCAAAAACTAGAGTAGACAGAAACGTCTCCGTATTTCTCTGCCATGCCTCTTCAAAAAACTTATCCCAGTCTGATCCAGGAAGATCTTCTTCTAAAGCCTTCGCTAATTCATGTCCATGCTCTCCAATATAAGCTTGAACTTCTTCTTCCAAAGTTTCACCTGAAGCCCTCACGGTAGTGCCTATTCCAAACCTCGTAATCTTTGATTGTAATAACTTAGGAAGCTTATCTAACTGAGCACTAAGACTTGGCATCTTTCCTGTAACCAGCTTCGCGCCAACCATCTGAGGAAATAACTGCACAGCCGCCACTTTCCCAGATGTTGCCTCTGCGGCTCTTCTGGCCTCGTCTCTTTCAACACCTTCGGTTTCAATCCCTCGTGAATAGATATCAGAATACGCTGACCTCTCAAGCATTCCTAGAGTTAATGGCCCTCCTATGACAGGAAGAGCGCTTACCCCGATTGAAGTGCCTGTAGAGGGCAATGAATAAAGCACATTTTCAAATGTCCTAGAAACAGAACCTTCCTCTGTGAGTTTCTCTATAGGAGACAAGGAGTCCCTTGTTTTCTCAACCTCTAAAAGAATTTCACTAATCCTATTAAAATGATCGCTAACAACCTTTTCTGATTTATCAATTTTAGGGTTTTCCCCATATCGATCATATTCTTCAGAATCTTTGATTCTGTCATGAGCTTCTACTCTTGCGATGGTTTCCGCAATAAACTTCTGAGCCCCTAGCACTGTGTTATTTAAAACATCGTATGTCCCTCTAGAGAGTGACTTTTTAAAATTATCGAACAAGCTCGGCTCCCCTTCTTTCAAAGGTTGAGCGTCTGAGAACCTAGCCACCAACTCGAACATATCTCTAATATCTTCATCAGTCGTTCCATGAGACAGCATTTCACTAATATGATCAGGTTCTAAAACATCATCTTGAGCTAGCTTCATTAACTGTCTCGCTTCGCTCATCACGTGTCCATACCTTTCATTAAGCGCGCTTTGAGTTCTCTCCCATCTATCGAGAACCTCCTTTCTGGAGACGTCTATTCCTTTAGGCATCTCATTCTTCCCAATCCAGTTTTCAAAATTTGGGTTAGCAAAAGAGGTGCTTGAAGAACTCAACAAAGAAGCTCTATCTACTTGATCTAAGTAATCTGATTTATTCTTCCTCCCTTGAGCTGAACTCTTAAGGTTTTCAAATATTTGCTCATCAGTTGCTTCATAATTTTCAAATTCTCGACCAGCCACTTGAGACTTCATCAATACATATTCATTCTTGTCTTCTGGCTCATAACCAAATTGATTCACGACGTAATCTTTCACCATGGCCTTCTTGTGAATAACCTCATCGTATTCCAATTCTTCGGTTTCCAAATTGAGTATATCGTCATCAAACGAACCCATGAAAACACTAGGGTCATGTTCAATCTCTTCTTTTACAAACAGGTCTCCAGTTCCATCATAGAATTCTGACTCGGTTCTTTCTTCTAAACCGGAAGAATAGGGTTCCTCTATTTGATCGAACTCAGCAACATTAGTTATAGGGGTATTTACACTCGAACTAAATGGGCTCTCCTCGACTGGTTGTGTGATTTCTAATTCTGGATTCATAGTGCTTTAAGAGCTCTTTGATAATTGTTTTCTGAAAACTCTGTATACTTCCTTCCTGATATTCCATCTCGTCCTTGCAGCACCATCCTCACCCCTGTCACTTTTCCTCCCCAAGAATTGCTACCATTAGATTTTCTAAAAATGTCTATTGTTGGCGGCAAAGAACCTGTTCTTTTGTCATGCGAAGGAACCGTATCATCATAGGTAACTAGCCTTCTTCCTTTGGTTGTTTCTATCTCGATAACAGCGCCTCTTTTTAATCCCAGTTGAACAGCTAGAGTTTTAGTGATAGCCGCACTCTGTCCGTCTCTTAAGGTATTAGATGCGTGGCCAATCGATTTTCTAGAATAAGAATCAGGTGTAGTGTCGCTTGAATAACCATAGTTACTCAACTTTAAAGGCTTAGCTAACCTTGTAGGTTTAGATTGTGTGCTAAGCTTGGCTTTCCTTGCCGCTTCTGTATCTACACTAGCTCCTAAATCCTTAATAGCCTTCAGCACTTCATCGTGAGTGGCTTCTGGATGATCTTCGACCCAGTCAGCATATTCAGATGTCATCTGTTCACGCTCCCTGTCCTCCTGATTCAACTTGGAGTGATAATCAGTCAAAGCTTCTTTATCAGGCGTAGAGGATTCGGAGAATTTATTATCAAGTGAGCCTCTGCCTTTTTTTGCTATATCCGTGAGCAATCTCATAGTTTCAGAATCGGCAGTCACGTCACCAAGCCTCTCATCCCAAACTTTAGCAAGGGCATCGGCTTGCGCTCTTACTGTTACTTCCTCGTTCGTAAACCTATCCTTAACCCAATTTCCGGTAACCTCTTCAGTAGCTGTCGTCACAGTTTTTATCTGTGCGTCTGATAGACCTGCTCTTTTTAATTTTGCGACATCATAAAACAGCCCGTCATTGATGTGCTCTCGAACTGATCTAGGCGTGACGATATCCTTAGGCTTCTTGATTTTATGTGCAGATTTTTCAAAAAAACCATCAATCAGCTTAATGCCGAATTTTAAGTTCCTGTCATGCTTTTTAGAGATCTCATTTTTAAAAGCTCCTTTAGAGTTTTCGTATATACTCTTAACCTTCTTTTTTAGATCAGGATCTTCGATTTGCCGAAGAGCTCTTTCAAATTGTAACTCCTCATCTGTGTCTATTGTTTGAGCTGGATTCGCGCTAGTGGCGAACCTCAAAGCCTCATTATAGAGTTTTCTTTGCTGCTCTGGAGAAGATATGTATTTTCGATAGTCTTCATCTTGCAGGTCTTCCAAATGATTCACTAAATCTCTCCGTTGAGATGTGTCCATGTCAGGAGTGCGCGATTCAATATCTTCTAAATTTATCTCATTATTTAAAAAGTCATTCACAACATCGGTATTCTGTTTAAGAACCAGCTCTTTCACTCTGGCATTAGCTACATTCGTAACTTTCTTCCAAGCCGCATAGTCCCCAGTAGGGTTCGGGTTATTTTTAATCCATTCTCTTGGGTTGTTATGCGCTTCATGTAAGTTGTTCTCAACTTCGAGTTCTCGCTGAACCTTTATACCGCGAGCCTCTTCTTTTTCCAACCAACGAGACTCACGTTTATCCGTTTCTAAGTCATTTCTTCTTTTTTCCTCTTCACTATAAAGAGAACTCTCTCTGTATTCTCTTCGTGAAGACTCGAAATCTCCACGCGCTTCATACTCACGCATATTGTTGTCAAGCTGGAGCTGGCTATTCTTTATACCCTTCAACTTCGCATCTCTTGCTATACGTAGTTCTTGATTGCCTCGGTAATCCTCACTCCACCCGACAAAAGCCTCTTTCGCTTCAGGTGAGAGCTTACCTAAATCGTTTTCAGACATATAAGATCCAACCTTCTCTTGGTAGCCTTTCATCCAAGTTTCAGGGTTATGATTATCCACTAGTTCGTTCTCATATTCAGCAGTAGCTCGCCTCAGACCTGCTTTGTATTGACTCACGAGTCTTTCGTTTTCTATACGCGCAAGCTTAATCCCTGTATTAACAATACTCTGCCCCACACCTCCGACAGCCTGAGCTAGACCGCGTGTCGCTTGTATCGATTGAGTTCCTAGGTTTGGTGACACATTGCTAGCCAACTGACCTCCGTTGACGCGCCTTGTAAGTGGTATTCTTGACATAATATTTTTTTGTTAAAATCCAAACAATAAAGCTCCACTACTTTTACTTGGCTTAAAATTTCCTGATAGTTTTGTTCCTGTTCCGATTAAACTAGATGCAGCTAAAAGTTTTCCTGATCTTGCAGCGTCTCTACCTTGGAACCTTTGCACGCGAGCGCTGTGAACTAAGTGGTTTCGCTGTATGGAAGCTTGTCTGAATTCATCCTGCACTCCTAATTCTAGCTCTCCTGCGATGTCACCCATCACTGCTAAAGCTGCCCCTGAGTTTGATACGGAACCTCCAGCAGCATTACGCGCTCGCACAGTGGCAAGTTGCTCTTCAGCGTTCTTTCTTCCACGCCTAGCATTCTCTCTCTGCTCTAGCTCAGTTTGTTTCGCCTGATTTTCAGCTAGTTGAGCGTTATATTCATGATTCGCTTCTTGAGCTTTACCTTGTTGGTAAGCTGCCCCAGCAGAGGCAATACCGCTTACAGCTGTTAATGCTAATCCTAATCCTGCTGCCATTATGTCACCTCCATAGTTAAATGATTCATTCCCGTGTCCTGCACAACAAAGCCACAGGACTCTACAAGACGACTAAGTGATCCATCAGGAAACGATGCTAAGACCATCGTGCGACCTTGTGACTTCGCCATTGCCACCAATCCACCGAGCAAACACTTAAGAGCCTCAGCGCTTTCTCTAGCTGTATTATCTGGAGCGGTCACAGGAAGACCCATCAACGCTACTGGTGTCGTACTATCTAAGTAGAGCCAGCCGGCTGCTACATCACGACCATCAACACTCACAATCAGACCGCTTTGAGGTAACGTATAAACAGCTGGAGCATTCCCCCAACGGTCTTGCCACCAGTCTTTCAACATTTCATAATCGGCTATTTTATAAATTCTAGTGTTCACGTTGTTGTAATATTGGTTGAAACGGAAAGTATATTTAGTGGAGTTGGTCTATCATGTCGGATCGCTATTCTAGCATCAGTGTCATATCCTGATGATAATGGTATTTTCCAGTCTTCTAGATCTCCTATTTCTCCAGGCTGTTCCTCTAATCCTAAATCATTAAACCTTCTCCACTCTTGTCTCATTGGTTCCCATCTATAAGCACCGTCTGAATTGCATGAGACTTCGCATGTGACGCTTTTAAACGATCTAATCATAACATAATTAGGACGCTTGTACCGTCCTGATGATGACCCGTCTTGTAATTCGAAGGTGAATGGCAATGTCTCCATTAAAGATGTGTAACCGAGGCCAACTTTGCCCGCTTCGATCTCTTCCTGAAGAGTTACTTTCCCTCCAAAAACAACATGAGAACCTTTATCTTTTCCGCCACCGACGATTTGCACCATCATTCCTTCTAGGTGATTCAGACCTGTAATTTCTAAACCTCCAGAATGCGAAACAGATGAGTCTGTATATAGTCCATGTCTTCCGTCTTCAATGGTGTCATAAGGATCGATTTCAAATCTTTCCACATAGTGTGATCCATTTCTTTCTACAGATACATAAACAGCGTCTTCGGTTCCTCCTTCGTAAACCTTAGCTACACTAATGAATTTACCATTAGTGTCATGTTGATGCCATCCTTGTACATTCTGCTGTCTGTCAAATGTAAGTCCTATGAGTTGACCTAGCCCCGTGGTTGCCCAAATAATCGGATCACGAGCGGATTGATAGGATAATGTTATTACATCTCCTATCGTTATTCTTGGGGCCAGTTGATTAAGGTTGGTAGGAGCATACCCGTCTTCTGTCGATGATGATGCATTGTACCCTAATTGTACAAGATTTCTACCTTGCCTTTGTATATGGATAAGGTGTGATCCTGCGAATATTGGTGATATCGGATCGCTTCCAGAGCTGCTTATTCTCCGAAGCAACATACTGCTTGGTGTAATCACTCCGCTATCAGAGTCACTGGTCCCTCTCCACTCTTCTCCAGATGTTCCGATAAATAGACTGCTTTGACTTGCTAGCCATACAATGTCAGACACTTCAACTGTTCCGATGGTTCGATTAAACGAATCATCATCATCTGTGCCAGACTCAAAGTTGAAAAAGTCATCACTTTTAGATGCCCATATAGTCGATGATTCACTACGAGTACCTGCAAACCATAACCTTCCTTCATGCCATGCTATGGCCGCCGGGTATCCATTCCTATCTGACCAAGATGCTTCCCGCCATAATTCTGTATGTGTAGACGAATAAACTCCAGCAACCACTGTTCCTACTGCACGTTTAGGGTTATCTACTCTAGTTATGAGAACTCTTCCTCTAACTTCTTCACCATCTGTTTCCAGCGTAGCATGTGGGTCATTTTCTGCATCCCCAGCCCTTCTGAACCTGATCCTCATGAGAGTAGTCTCAGAAACATCACCATCAGTAGAAATATTTCTGTCAGCAGCGCCTGATCTTATAATCACAGGCTGTGCTGTTCTTCCATTATCAGTTGATTGCTCTATTGTTATCTGTCCGTGCCAGTTTCCAGATGTTGTTAATATCCATCTACTTTGAACAGTGATCCATTCACTAACTCCAGAATTAGTTAAGTTCCTGCGAATCTCTGTTACTGTCGGTATGTGAGAAACTTCTATTTCTGATCCTACATGATCATTTGTGAAAACATTTAAAGAAGATCGTGCTACCACGCTGTCCCCTCTAGACAATGCTGGCACATTATTCGTAGATACTGCTGCAGAAAGTACATCAACTTCTAATCCGACAAGTCTGATTCGACCTTGACCTATCGAACCCGTGAATACTCCTGTCTCAGTGAAGCTCTCTATGTCACCCCAAGTGGCTCCATTATCATCCGAATACTGTAACCTCATAAATGATGTAGGCGCAGAAGTAGTCTCTGTTCCAGGAGTAAAAATGAGCCTTGATATTGTCACTGTCCAAGTACCATTCACAATGATAGATCGACTGGATGTTTCGGTAGATGTTGTGCGGTGGTTTAGTCCGGTGGTGAATGTCGATGTTACCACATTATCAGGAACGACAGATATTGTTGACCCATCTAATCTGTTATCTCTAAAAGCAGGATAATCAAAATTCATGGGCGTCAAACTCCATGAATTTCGAGAATTAAATATTAGCTGTTGAGGCGGGTGATTTCGGTGACTAAAAAACAACACATTATTGATTGTCACATACTGAACCTCGAAGATTTCATCCCCTTTCCATGGTGAGCCTAGTTCTACGCCTTCAACCCTTTGACCGTTTTGATGAATACGAACGTACTCATCTCCAAGCTCTAAGATGTATCCTTCTAAGTTGCCTCTCTGGTAACCTAGAAGCCTGCACCTCCCTCCAGCTAAAGCAACAAGATCTGTACCCATACGACGACGCAGCCCGCCATAAGGTGTGCACACAAAATTATCACAATGCTTTAGAGAATTACGATAAGTCCCAAGGTCTGATCTTGAATTGAGCCACGGACTTATAATTCCTCCGTTTAAGTTATTTTGAATCTGGTACATTATGCAGCTCTTACATTGAGTTGAATGTTATCCACGTGAGAATTTGCTGTTGCTCTCGTAGGAGAGCTAAACGAAAGCCTTAAAATTCCGGTGAAAGTATCTATGGGAATATCCCCGCTAAAGAATCGAACCCACGACGTGGAGGTGACAGAGTGTGATCCTTCATAGTACACTTGAGGTGATGGTGAAATTTGCTCTACTTTCACATTAATATCATCAGCTGCATTACGTCTATTTTTGAGGTAATAACTAATCTCTAGAACTGAGTCCTCGATGATATCCACCTCAGCATCTTGAAAGATTGTATCTGCACCATCTGAATTGATTTCTAAATGGTAACCCCCATCTACCCCCCTTGGGGCTTTGAAGATTTCAATGAAATTAAAGTTCGTAGAATTCCAGCCGGGTATCCTTTCCGACAATACCCACATCGCATTGCTAAAGTCTCTCACAGGACTAGCGAAGATGCCCTCCTCAAAGGATAGATTGAGAAACCTTAATCTCGAAGTATCAGGTCTCGCTGGGGGTTGTCGTAAGCTTGGATTGCATGCCTTATGACCTGAATCATATTGCTCTTTAACGCATCCAGCGCTATCTTTCCCCCCTTCATCCGCACAAGGATCATGAGCTGCCTGATAAGCCTCTTTATCGTAAGAATCAATTACCTCTCCCCCTTCAGGGGCACAGACATCATGTAAAGGATTATAGCTCTCCTTTGGTTTGTTAGTAATCGACATAGTTGTGACGCAGGTAAAGGCTGTCTGCTAGCTGCTGCTCTAGAGGGTTGTTTTCCGCCGATTGATCTTCCCAAGAATTGTTTGTGAGAGCCCTAGGTATAGCCACTTGTTCAAGTTGTTGATTCAAATCTGCCGCTTTATGGTGACCCGCTCCTAATTGAGGCGCTATACGAGAAGCTAATTTTAAAGTAACACATTCCACAAAATCCGTAGTCCATATCTCTGTGCATGATACATCTGCTACATATTCCAAGTAGGCGGCCTCTCGATTAGTCACTATTGCCTGACCTTCAACCTTGAACTTATCTATCTTATAAAGATTCTCCTTGTCTTCCCAAATGGTCAACAACTGCAAATAGTCATTCGGTAAAGCATACCGATGAGTGAAGCCAAATACGTTTTCACGAGCGCTCAGAGGCAACTCTACACGCATAATTGCAAAGTTCCATGGATGTAGCCGTAGTAGACTACGTCTTACTTGAGGAAGGTGTAATCTACACAGTCTCTCTGTTTCGGATTCTCGCGTAATATCAGTAATAAACCACTCACCAATATGCCCCAAAGCTATATTACAAACGTCCTCGATTGTTGGGTAATTATCCATCATTTTGTTAACGCATAAAGTCTCACACCTGCCACCATCAAACTCCTCTTAATAAATCTAGTTCCCACTTTCTTTAAAGCTGCTTGGAATACGTCATTAGCATATTTCCAATCATTAACGTCTTTGCGTGTAAGCCAGTCGTGGATCAAAACCGCAGGAAGATAAATACCTGTGCGAGGAATAAACATCAATATCACCCCCCTCAAAAAACCCAACTTGCGAGGAAGAGTCAAAGAGTCAGAGAAAAACCCGTGATCGATTGTGTGCCAGACTCCGTTCACGCAAAATTTCCAATCTTCGAGCATCGTAAAGCTGTACCCATCACGATGACGGATACAGCGAAACTCTAGATCTGGAATCTTAATATTCATTACCCAACATCACTAGTATCAAGACTTACCTCTGGGATATTAACGGATACTGATCCATCTTTATCCACTGTCACAACCCCATCAGGAAATGTAGGAATCTCTAAACCAAGAGCGGCACACGCATCAGCCATCACTTTATGATCTATGATAGCTTGTACAGCACCTTCGCCAAAGACATTAAGTACTGCTTCAGGGTCTCCTGTTTCGTTAATTGATGAAAAAATCGAGGTCATCTTACGCTTCAAGAAAGCTTTTATATCCCTGGAATCTTTGCTAATCTTACTTGCTGCTATTTCATGCGATGTTCTCTTGTCGTTGTCGTAATTCATAATGATATTGTTTGTTAAATTGTAGTGCCTGTACCCGCTAAGTATTCTGCGTCGGCTTCAGACACGGTATAAGTGGCTTCACGGAATCGATTGATCCCTAATGGAGATTGTTGCAAAGGCTTCACCATCATAAAAAATGGACGACTAAGCGCGGAATTTATCTGGATAGTTAATGTTATATTTATACCAGTATTATCTATTGATGCACCAATCATGGGTTGAGATCTGCTCGAATATTGAGATGATATAACATCAATATTGTGTGTATTCGTTATACCGCCTTTGAATATTTCAATTTCAGCGTAATGAGTTATAGACCAGAACCCAGCATCCACACCTAATCGAATGAATCCAGTCTCAGTAAAACTACTAGGAAACTGTATCTCTAATTTTCGAGCAGTTGAGCTAACACTTGATCCATACTGAAACGTATTGCCTCTAGCGTACCTTATGTCATTCATTCTTGCCGGCAATACGACATCATCATTCACATTAGGATCAGGCTCGTTGTGAATCTCTATGTTTTGATCTGTTTTAAGCTCTTCTAATAGAAACCCGCTTGTATCCATCTGCATAGGAGTAGCCCATGCTGTCCATCCTCCTAAAAGCGCTTTGCGTCTATATATAGTGTTAGCTCCGCCAGTAATTGCTTTAAACTCTTGGAATCCATAATTATCATTGGTCACACCATCAACAACACTTCTTTTGTCAGTATAAATCACACCGAACTGACTAGGAAATCCTTTTGTATTTCCATCTGTGATGAACATTAGGGACAACTTGGAATCTGGATAATCAGAAATAAGTGTTGAGCTTGTTAAGTTGTTCGGAGCTCTCTGAACTTTACCATTTTCTATAATAGCATCGTTAATTATCGTCCTTATATTAATACCTGATTTCAGTAAATTATTCATAGAAAAGTGCCCCCGGCCCGAAGGCAGGAGGCTTAGGGGTTAAGCTAATGCAATATAGTGGACGTAGAATGACGCCTTGCCTGTTTGAGGAGGATCGCCAGTAATTCTAGCTACCACCCAACTAGCCTCTTCAAGAATCGGCTGAAATGGCTCTGGAATCACAGCTGTTCCTACAAAGTTAGTAGGTGAGCTGATAGTTGCTTTTAGAGTGAAATTACCCTTAGCATCCATAAGTCCAACCTCGCACGTGAAGTCTTCAGCGTCAGAGTCCACTAACACAGAAGTTTCATGCCATAGGATATCTGCTCCTTTTTTGAAGTAGCCAATAGCAATGAAGTCACCAGTAGATTCTGGAGACTCCAGTAAACGTCCATCTTTATCACGGCCAAAAGCGTAATTGAACTTTTTAGCTAGCGCGTTAGCTGGATCAGACTGAGCCATAGCAGCGTTTTGATGAGTGGCCACTTGACTGGCTCCCTTATCTGTAAAGTAACCAGTATAGTTACGGATTGTTTCTAAATTCATTTTAGTTCCTTTCTAATAAATGGTTAAATTAGGCAGTCTTCTTAGATGGAACCATCCAAGCGCCCTTCTCTTCAAGACGAGTACCACCACACGCAAACTTAGCTCGAATCTGAATCGCTTCAGAGAGGTCATCACGAATGCTCATTTTTGTGCTGTAATTATTCCGAGCACCGAAGCAAATACGGCTCTTCACCCATGCAAGGTTATCACTCACAGTATCCGTGCCTACAGTACGCTCGTTAATTTGTTCAGTACGTTTGATGTGAACACCGAGGAACATATCAACTTCACCTTGTCGCACTCTCTCCACAGCAGTGAGGTATTCTTTATGGTGAACGAAAATATCATGATACAAGTCTTCGATACCTGCGGCGTTAGTTGCCAGGACAAGCATGTCAGACCCATCCTTAATGCCTTGCCCGATAGCTTCGGATTCCATCGCTAAACGACGAAGGCGAGCAAACTTATCAAACGTTAACCCTCGATTTTGAGTGTTTGTCGTGTCGCGCGCAAAATCTACCGGGATTATCTGAGAACTAGGAAACTCAACTGGTGTTACTCCGCTTTCTCCTTCATAAGCTATACCTTGGACAGAATCTAAAATGATTTTCTCTGAAGTACGCTCATAAGCTTCTTGAAGCTTTTGCATAGTTTCCGCAATCGGGAGTCGCTGTTTTCCTAACTTAATTTCATCAAATTCATCAAATCCAATAGATTTAGCGAATTCACGCGCATAAATAGCACGCTTAGCAAACGTCATTTCATCCAATTCAGTTTTGGACATACGCCCAATTTTTTCTTCAAACTCAACGCTTTGAATCTGATCAATGAAGGTAACCTTACCTGATAAAGATTTAACTGTAACACAGTCCTTTAGACGGTTGTTAGTTTGGGAGAGTAGATGCTCCCACATCGTGGCTAATTGTGGTTGGTAGTGATTCACCAACTCGGTTTCTGTAGCAAACATTTTATGTAATCGGTTTATGTGCGCCGATAAATCATCGGCAAATTACGGCTTGCCGATTGACCGCTGTTTGCGGGTCGTGCCTCTGGGAATCGTCCCAGTCGCGGTAGATCACTATTGAGGTCTAAAAAGATTGTCTCTGTGATAAGCAACACACCACCTTTACCACCATCAAAGGAGTAACGTCAAGTCAATGATGCAAAAAAACTCCACCCTTTTACAGGTGGAGCTCTAACTAACTATGAAATAGTTTATCGATTCATCCTAGCGACGCGATCTTGCACCTCGTTATGTCTAGGGTCTTGAGCATTATAAAATGCAGAGTGATCAGGATGATTAGAGTTCGTCATGATCTCACGAGCCTCCTGTTTACCTCCTGATGGAGCGCTGTATCCACCAGCCCCAACAGGTGTAGACTCAGAGGTCATACCTGAAACAGCAGCCATAATCTTAGCGAAGGCCGGATCACCAGTGAAAGTTACAGAATCAGGGTTTATACCTGCCTTAGCGCAAAGACCGTCAAACGCATGCTGCGCTGACTCTAGTTTAGCCTGATAACCATTACCCCATTCCTGCTGCAGAGCTGATGCGGCCTCCTGTTGAGCTGTATGTTGCTCCCCCTGAAGGTTAGACAACATCTTCCCCGTTATCTCCATATGAGATTCTGTAAGCTTCTGCGCTTGATATGGAGTTAAATTGAGCCCATGGAATGTCTCTTTGTATTGAGCCATAGACGCATCATCTACAATTACCCCCTCCGGCAAATTCTCGGGAAGCTTGATGTCATACTCCTCATGAGTCTTCGGAATGCTATTAGCTGCCCTGAACGCATCAACTGCCGCCTGCTCCGCTCCTTCAGAAGGAACAGTCCTTTGTTTCTCTAGTGTAGCATATGATTTAGCCAAAGCAGCAGGAGAAGTAAACTTGTCGAGCTGCTTACCAAAAGGCTCTAACTCTGCATTTCCTTGATACCAGTTAGGATTGAACTTGCCGTCATCTGATAAAAGCGACGTTGGAGGTTCTTGAGCCGGCACACCACCACTAGGAGGAACATCAATATCACTTGCAGGTGATGCTGGAGGATCTGCTAAACCGCCCATAAGTCCACCGCCTCCACCTTGATCAGGTTCAGGGGAATATAGATAAGACTTTAGCATTATTCGTTCCCTCCTGTTACTGATTTAGCAATCTTGCGTGCCGCCTTTTTAGCAGCTTTCTTCGCCGCCTTTTTAGCTACTGGCATTGGTTCTAGTTCACTCTCTGTATATGCCACTTGAGAAACTTCAACCTCATCACCATTAGATTCATGACCGACCTCTTCAGCCTGCTCTACAGGCTCATTCTTCTCTGATGTCTCAGGTAAAGGCTCAGGCAACTTAAGATTAGCAATCCCCGCCGCCTTCGCTTTCGAGCACTTAAAAGACGTCTCAAATTTCTCATTTGATAGGTTATCTAAAGCCCACTTTACATAGGCAGGTGTCCAGACTCCTAGTTCAGAGTCTCTTGCTGGTGGTGTATCAACGTTATTCATTTGTTATATGGTTAAATCTTCTAAATTTTCCTCATACTTACCCTTGAGGATGTCTTGAATTTCAACGAACACAGCTTTATGCCCGTCCTTGTATGCCGCTTGTGTTGGGTCGAATTCTACCGTTGGCATAGACGGCAAATGCGTATCAAAATAGTTCCCTAATATCGCTAGAGCTTCACGAGCTTCATCGTTGTCGAACACTTCACGGAAGAGTTCACGAACCCGCTTAGCCTCTTTCGCAGCCTTAGCAGCACTTTCCATATCAATCATGCTGCCTCCCCTCCTTCTTCCGCTGCACCCGCTAACTGCTCTATACCTTCTGCTCCTCCAGCTTTACCTATAGCCCCTGCTACTTGCTCAGCTTGCGCTACTTCTTCAGCTTTCGCTTGAGCTTCTGCACGTGCCTCACGAAGCTCATCTACAGCCTTCTTCATCTTAAGCCAATTCTCAGGCATACCTTCATTGCGAGATAGGTCTCTGAAGATTTGATCAAAATCAAAGTTGTCGAGTATGTCTGGAGCAAACTGCACAACATTAGCCAGCCTTGCTAAGACTCTATCAAAACCTTCGCCCTCTAGCCCTTTAATCGCTAGAGCAACCTTGCTCTGAAAGACAACCTCTGGTTGAGGTATGAAAGCGGTACCATCTTGGTCTTGTTCAATAAGAGATGATGGAGGTTCCGGAAGCTTGCCCTCACGTTCCAACATGGAGAAAATACGCAATATCATCGGCGTCATATCCGTAACGAATTGCGTGAATGATGGAGCAAACATCAAAAGCTTCTCACGCTCTCTTGCTCCCACCTCTGTAGCTGTCATCGGTTTATCAATCGAAGCAAACATACGGAACAGAGGAACATGAAAGAACTGATCTATAGCTTCATGGTCTTGCTCAAGCAGAGCCATGCCAACATCATAACGCCCAGAGCTGCCCCATTCACGAGGGAATCCACTTTGAGCTGCTTCACGTGATACTATCGTTCTACCTCCCGCTCTAAGATCTATTTGCCGCTTCTCTCCTGCAAGTTGTAGGATACGAGGAAAAGCCGCAACCTCCCCCAAGGTTTTCATGATCTTGCGGATGTAGTTAGCAGATAGAACATTAGGTAGCGCATTGTATGAAGGGGAATACCCCCAACAATAATTTCCCCAGCGCTCATACCTGGAGACAAGGTAAGGAAACTCCTGGTATCCTCCCTCATTGAGAATCTTACTATCCGTCAGACAAATATTACAGTCAGAGTAAGGCATATTCGCCTTGTCCTCTTTCTTATGATCACGCTTGCCACGCTCCTTAACAACGTTGAGGAACTTGTGCTTCTGGTGTAAGATCTCAGGCTTAGAGCTGGACTGAGCAACAAGTGCCATAAGCTTCGCGCCAAATGACTCTTCTCCGAATTCCTCCATCGCTTGACCTAAGGTGAGCTCGTACTCCCTGAAAAACGCATTAGGCAGGCCATCCTCTCCCTCAGAAAAACAATAGGTTCCAGCAGGTATATAGACAAAATTAAGTCCGCCGTTTTTGCCCTTTTTGAGCATCATCGCACCAGTCCCGATAGTAGCACGATCTTTATAAAGCGAGTGTGATGAGGTGTAGAAGTTAGAAGCCACTATAGCCTCCATTGCAGCGGCTGAGCACTTGTTGAAATAACCTTCTGCTTCATCGAGTCCGCCACTGTCCTCCATCTTTACTTTCACGGAGCGAGACATTGTAAATCCTAACCAATCCTCATTGAGAGGCGTGATGTAGCTCATATGAGCTGAGGTGAGAACACCTACTGCCTCGATACCTTTAGAATCATGAATTCTAGATCTATGCTCCATAGTTGGCATAGGTTCAGTCTCCTCTGTGATGTAAGCTTTTTGAGGCTCAAGCCACTCTTTGACCCTTTGCCAACGAGTATCCCATATGGATCGGGTTGCTTTAAGAGATCTGTACTCACTAAGGATCTTGGTTGCAGACATGGTCATAAGATTAACCTAAAGTATTACCACCGCCTCCGTTAGTGCCTTGATTGGACATTAAGGTAGCTCGTAATCCTCGCCGTTTACGCTCCTCCATGAGTTGTCCTTTTCTTTTTTCTCCGACGACTTCTCCAGTTTCACGAACTGGAGGTACTGGAGTTGGTGGCGGTGGCGCTTTTGGCTTTTTCATAAAGTTTTATTGTGTCGTAGATTAAAAAGTGTCCTCGCCTCTCCATGCTAATGTAAGGCAAGTGATACGGTAGCCAGTCCAGTAGTGTAACTAACTCCCCAACTACAACGTTAATGTGCCAGCAATCATGGTGTAACGTCAAGTCACTTTTAGATAGTCGGTTCTCGTCCTCAAGATGACAGATAACATCTCGACTCCAATAACGAGATACAGGCCGGGCCATTGCGAACTCTAAGGGCGTTGCTAACACATAACCACCTCTTGCATATCTCTCCACATCATCTTTGAAATCATCGACATTCATACCGGCCTTAAGGTAAAGGTCGCACGCTCTATCGTATGGGGTCTTGCTTAGCATCTAAATCTAATCCCAGAAATCAAAGTCACCCACCATAGCGCGCCCTGAGTGTTTGCGCTCCTCTGCCTCGTCAATCTCCCGTAACCCTGCTGACTTAGGCACCATTCCACGCTCGTCAGCCTCCGCGAATGTCCTTAAAGCATCACAAGCGTGAGAATAGATGTCATGCAAAGGCTCTTTACCATGGCTATTCTTAGCTAATGGAGCATATCGGTAGTTTTGCAAACTCTCAATCAATGAAATACGGTGAGAACCAAACTCGTAAATACGGTTAAGGTTAGTAGCGTGGAATACCATACTTGGCAATCTATCTCTAACGTAATCTAAGCCTATCGAAAGCTTAGGAATACGAGGTACTACATGGATATCTCTCAATCCACACTCTGCCAATATCTCAGCTATACTCTTGTTATACTGCCCACCTAAGCGCTCCCATCCTCCATCATGAGGTAAGAAGTGGCCACCTATGAACGCGTTGTTGGTTCTCTCCCACTGCTGACAAAACCTCGCATACTCTGCCAAAGTCGCGCCTCTATCAATATGGCAATCATAAACCTTGATTGTAGCACCATCCACCTGAATAAAGGTGATCACCATGAGGTCACGCTTCCCTAAATCCCAAAACGTATAGAACGGTGAGTTGTGAGGCTTGAAGTCTATCACCCTGCCGTCAACGTGTGCTGTATCGAGGAAGTCTGCATACACAGCTCCCTCTACAGGGCTCTTGAATATTTCCTCAAGTAATGAAGGATATTCTTCATATCTCTTCTGACGTTTCGGCCATGCTACCTTGAAATACCAAAGCTTTTGACCGTCAGGCATAGAGATCCAAGCTTTGTTTTCTATCTCTTCAAGGTATTCACGACACTCCTTTGATATTTGAGCAATGTCGCCCTCACGGTTGTAGCGCTCATCACCCCACCATGGATAGAAATACACCTTCCAGTCTTTCACTGTTCTGTATTCGGCCGCTAACTTCAATGCTGGCTCTACAATCTCCGTGAATAGTCGTCCTGTCTTGCCTCCCTTCCAGGTGGTTTCAACTATTATAATGCCTTGCTCTGCTGACGGTAGCGCACCATCTGCAATATCATCCGATCTAGCAGGATCATCAAACTGTATTGCTCCCCACTCCGATATCCAGAGTAACTGGTGCGTGCCGCCTCGAGCATTCATTCCAGCATAAACAGTTGAAGAAGCGCGATTAGGGCGGCGTATTGTCAACTCACTCTTGTTCTCGGCCTCTATCTCATAAGAAGCTTTGATATCATCAGGCAATTTGCTCCAAGCATGCTTGATCTTATCCATCTTCTTTTTGGCATCATCTTGAGTCTGATCAACAACCCCGCACACAAAACCAGCGCGAAATAGGATCATATCTAGGCAGATAAGAGCTAACAACGTCGAGAAACCAAGCTGACGAGCCTTTAGGATAGCAACCCTAACCTCGCCTCTATCATAGATAGCCTCTAGAATCTCCCATTGTTCATCACGTGGAGAGAATACACATTCAGGCGTGTCAGCCTCAGCCGGTTTAATCCAATACAGATTGGCAAACCTCCATCGCCAACTACTCAGGTGCTTCTTGATGTCAACAAGCTGCGCCTCTGTGTAATCAGCCTTCATCCTGAATCTCGTCAATTAGAGAGCCTATCCCTTTTCCTGTGACTTCTACCTCTCGCTTATCCCTGAACTTCTCGGGCTGTCTGTTCTTGAGCCAAAATATAGCAGCTGTAGTATCGGGCGCGTGGTGTTTATCGTACTCCTTTGAGTCTGTTATATGCCCCTCGTGTGTAGCAAACTTGGTATCTTTACAAACATAACCAACAGCCTTTTGATAGAGAGATCGAGCCACTTTACCGTCTGCTTCTTCCTTCCCTGCCTTTAAGGACTGAAGAAACTCAGGGTGCTTAGACTTCCAAGTGTTCAAAGTTTTCTCTGAAACTCCGAAAAAAACCGCCATTTCTACATCAGTGGCGCCCAACAAAGCATAATTAAAAGCAAGCTCACAAAACTCCTCTTTATATGCCGTTGGGCGTCCTCCTCTATTCTTTGTAACCTTAGCCATGCCTACATTATAGGGAGTAACGTCAAGTCATCAATATGAAATAAATATATCCATTGTGAAATGGGCCTTTGATACTCTAATCATAGTACTTTTTAAAAAGGGATATCATCGTCGTCATCCATACTAGGGACGGGAGCTTTAGTATATGTAGGATTATCTGGAGCATAGTTGCCACTAGCGTGTTGTTTGCTCTGAGCTTGCTGTGGTGCGCTCTCTTGCTCTCTACCTCCTAGAAACTGCATACTCTCACCTACAACCTTGAGTTTACTCCTGTTCTGGCCTGTGGCCTTATCCTGCCATGTATCCATCTGTAGGCGTCCCTCTATGTACACGGGACGCCCTTTAGAGAGATACTGCTGAGCGAGCTCTGCTTGCTTACCCCATAGGGTGACGTCGATGTAAGTGACTTCTTCGCGCTTATTGCCTTGGTCGTCTTTGCTTACTCTATTGCATGCTAGGGAGATATCTCCTACTGC